GTCTCTGGTTCCTCGGTATCCGCCGCCTCTTCCGATGTTGCGGACAATGCCGTTTCCTCTGGCGGGGCGGCTCGCTGCTTCTCGGGCTTCTTGCCCGACAGGAGCGCCTCGATTTTGGACGCGGCTTCCTCTACGGTTCCGGTGCTTACGCTTGCCGGGACCGACGAAGTTTCTTCAGACATTTATTTTCCGGGGTTGCTCAGCGAGCAGGCGTGCCCTGAGAGCGTGCGTATTTGGCGCGCATCTCGGCTTGTGCCTTGCTGAGTTTCGCGTCCTCAAGCAGGCCGTTAAGCCTCGCTCGGAACGTGCGTGCGCCGCGCACAAGCCCGTAGGCTTCCTCCCGTTCTTGCGGCGTCTTGAACTGTCCGTTGGCCCACATCTCAATCGTGTAGGTTTCCAACTGGTCCATCGCCTGCTTGTAGGCGTCGGACGTGAGTATGCTCTGCGCCTGACGCGCGAGAAGCTCTTTGTCTGTTTCCATTGATTACTGCGGCGTCAGAGGCCCAGGGGCCGTCGGCTGTGGAGCGGGCTGCATCTGAGGCGGTTGTGGCTGACCGCCCTGCAAGCCAATCTGTGAAAGCACCTGCGCGGAAGCGAGCTTTTCCGTATCAATCAGCGTCTGGGCCAGCTGCTGAACGTCAGGGCGCGGAGCCCGCGTCATCTGGATAATTGACGCCCAATCGACCTGCTGGCCGCCCTTGGCCGCAATATCAGCAGCCTTCAGGATAATGTTGGCTTCCATCTCGTCGCGCTGAAGGTCAGCATCCAACTGCAATTTAGCCCGGTCTATCGCAAGGCTTTGCAGTTTTGCGTAAGTCTCGGCCTGCGCCTTGGCCAGTTCAACCTCGGCAAGCAGCTGGTTCGGGTCTTTCTGCTGCTGCTTCGCCATTGCCGCCTGTTGGGCAAGGGCCATTTCCTGTTGCGGCGTAATCTCGGTGAAGAACGCCTCCGGGTTTTTGAACCCGGCCTTGCGGACAATCTGGCTGAGCGTGTTCTGATACTGGCTGAGCTTGACGAGGGGATTATCCAACCCGAGCGTCTGAAGCACCAGTTCCTGCTTTTGCGCCACCTGCGTAAGGAAAGCCATCTGCTGCGCATCATCGCCCCGACCAAGGGCAACCGAGGTGGACACGTCCATATTCGGGTTCCACGTCGTCGGGTCGACCGGGGTCCACTGACCGCGCAGCCGAATGAGAAGCGGCTTATCCTGATGGCGGCAAATCAGCTTCAGCAACCCGCCGAACAGCTGCTTCATGCCGTTCTCAGCAAAAATGCGGGCGATAAGCTCGATATGCTCCTGCGCCGCCGAAATCTGCGCCGTGACAGCCGCCTTGGTCGTGCTTTGCAACAGGTCGGCATCTAGCCCCTGACTTGCAGGCGTTACCCCAGTCCGCTGTGCTTTAATCTCGTCGAGATAGCTGATAATCGGCATCGCCGCTTGGCCGACAAATGGCGTCGACAGGTCCTGCACCGCGCCAATCTGCCGTAGACGAATAATGGCTCCGACCTCTTTATTGAGGACATCGTCCATATTCGCCTGCCCCTCGACAACGGCCGTGCGAGGGAATATCGACTGCGCCAAGCTATCCAGCGTCGCCCGCATCACATGCGACTTGATGCGCTGAAGGTCCATTGTCACATCGGCAATGGAATGACCGAATATTGCGTGCGGCTCCGGGTCCGGGCAAAACACCGCAAACGGGACGTGGTCGACGATTTCATCCTTCAGGACAAAACAGTCACGTCCGATGCATTCAATGCACCGCAGTTCCGCAACACCGTCGCCGTCCTTATCCACGCGCATGAAAATGCGCATGTATTTGACGCGTCGCAGTGTCGGGTCGTCATTGTCGGTCGGGAAATACGTGCCGCGATTTCTTTCGAAATCCTCCATCTGGGCAATCCAAAGATTGTCCTCGCCCGGAGAGCCGTGTTCCAGAACGTCTTCCTCGTTGTAGCCCATCTCGATAAGCTCAGAGACGGTGACGAGGTCGCGATACCCGACTAAATCGAAAAATTTGTCCGTATCTCTGGCCCGACGGTCGCAGATAAAGCATTCGGGAGGTAGGGCGCGGACCCGATACTTGCGTTCCTTGTCGACAAGCCGAACGCATACGGCAAAGGTGGGTGGGAACGCCGGATTATCCTGCGGCTCCGGATTGGCATACACCAGTTCAGCATTCGGGTTTTGCTGCATCATCAGCAGCAGTTCATCCCGCGTAATGCCGGAAAAGTGACGCTCAATGACACGGTCTTCGCTTTCGGCCCACCACGTCACGACGCCTAGCTTCTTCAGCAATGCGTCCTTAAATGTGCTGTATAGAACCTGAAAGCCCGGGTTCATCTCGTTGAATACGAAATTCACCGCGTCCGACGCCTGCTCGGACATCGGCACATCTTCCGCAGTCCGGGGCATATATTCGACAATCCGTTGACCGGACGTGAAGATCCGCATCAGGCTCGGCAGGATTGACTGAATAGTGTCCCTGACCTCAGTCAGGACAACCTGCGAACGACCCTGCTCCTCGTCGCCGAACGGAGCGCCACGGTAATATTCCGCCGCCTGAACGCGGGCCGGCGTAATCAGCGTGTCGATATAAGTTTCCGCAGCCTGAACCGCGATAGCCACGCGGTTTTGGAACTCTGTCTCATCAAGAGGGCTGAGCTTCTGCCGAATATCCGCATCGCCGGGACCGTAAGAATTATTATCCTCGTCAGCGTCGTCTTCCAGACCGCCTTCAGACATATCTTCCGCGTAATCCTCGTCACCCGGCTGCGTCATAGGCGCAGTGTCAAGATATGCCATTTGGCCCGCATCCATCGGCGATGGAGACGAGCGCCTGCGTCTGCGACGAGCCATTCAGTTATTTCCTAGCAAATTGATACGCGGCGCTGGAGCGGCTTACCGGGAACCCATTTCAACGCACGCCCGCCGACTACAGCAGCCTGTCCCGAGAATGTGAGACACAGCGCGTCGGCCAAATCTGGACTGCGCATCCCGCGTTTTTTCAGCTCGGACTTGCTTTCGACCTTGATTTTGCCGTTGCTGGTGAACGAATAGGTTGGCCCGATCAATTCAGCCCGAAGCTCATCGTCTTTGGGCAGTCGAACAGCGCGGGTTTCCAGCCAATCCTTGGCAGCAAGCCACAATTCATCCCGCAAGCGCGACGCCTGCTGGTTCATCGAATTGCTTTCGGACACATTCACGTCAACGACGTTGTATCCCAGCTCTCTAAGCCTATCCGCAACGCCGCCGCCAAGGCCGATGCTGTCAACCGCAATTACCGCAGGCTTGTCGATGTTGGCTTCATGCACGATGCGGCCAACCGTGCCCATCAGGTCTTCGCCGGACCAATGACGAAGCTCGACGACGACGTTTCCGCGCCTTTTGCAGATTACGGTGCGGTCAGAACCAAAGCGCGCAATATCGCAGCCGTAAATCAAATCCTGCGTCGTATCGAGCGCAACGTCTCGCGACATTGCAGCGTCCACAAGGTCAGCTGCAATAAGGCTATCATCATCGCGTAAGGCAAAATCGCCAAGCACGCGAACGCGATAGGCATTCGAGTTCTCGCCATATGTTGCTTTAATTTGCGCAACGAAGTCAGTCGACACGAGCGGATTATCAAGACACGAAACGTGCATCGTCTTCCAATCGGAAGAAAGCTGATGATGCGTCTTAAAAAATAACCCCGTGTTACGCGTCGGGTTGCTGATCAGAACGGTCGTCGCTTCGTGGCCCGACATCGAGCCGGCCGCGCTTTCGAAGACGGCTTCCGGAATAGCTGATGCCTCATCGCAGATAAGAAGCACATGCTCAGAATGCACTCCTGCCAGAGCTTCAGGACGTTCTGCACTTGATGTCCTCGCGCTTATGAAGGAGCTTTCCGGCGCGCCCTTGTGGACGATCCGGTCGGTGAAAATCTCGATGCTTTCACGCAACGGATCAGACAGTCGGTTCGCCCAATGCTTTAATTCGGAAAACAGGGCGTCAAACAGCTGCCCGGCGGTCGGCGCAGTACAAACCGCCTTCTGAGGCATGCGGGTAAACATATGCCAGAGGAGGAGCCACGCGCAGGCTGTGGACTTGCCGACACCGTGGCCGGCCCGGACGGAGATCCGTCGCTCGCCGTTTGCGACATGCGTCAGGAATTCGCACTGCCACGGTAAAGGCTCTGCCTTCAGGACGTTTTTGACAAACAGGACGGGCTGGTCGCGATACGCCTCGACGAATTCCTCGTAAAGGCGGGCGAGGTCTTGCGACATTACAGTCCGGGTGCGCTATTCGGCATAGACGACGGGGTATTCATTCCGGAAACGCCGGACGCTGCCGCGCCGCCGCCGAGAAGGCCAATAAGTCCGTATTTCTTCAGGATGTCGATTAGGCTGTCGTCGAA